TCATTTATCCAGCCCCCAGCACGATAATTCAGACTCTTGATCGCGCCGCTCTATCTGCCCGTAACAGTTATTAGACCGTATGCGGCAGTCGCGCCCCTGATCCTTAATCCACCACTTAATACTCTCGCACGCGCCCTTTTTATCGCCAGCGTTCAGCCGCGGCCAGAATGTTGTTTTTGTCGTACATTTACCCGGCCCGAGATTCCAATAGCAAAACGACGCCACGCCAACCTTCTGAGGTTCAGTCAGTGTGACGTACACAGCTGGGTTAATATTCCTCTGCAACCAAGAAAGGGCTTCTTTGTGGCGGCGCGATGATTCAGTGCGGCACTGCTCAGCCGTAAGCCTCATTCCCGCCACAACCTTCTGCCCCTGATATGTCGTCAGACCATCGCAGATAGTCCAAATACCGACCCCATCTTTATAAGCCACCAGCCTGAATCCCTCCTTCTCAATCAAAAACTGATCCAGCAGAACGGGAGCTGACGCGCCAGCTGCAATGAGCGCTAACATTGCAGCGCTTAATTTTGTTTTTAGTGATGCCATATTAGTTACTCGGAGGGAGTGTATAACCGCGACGCAGCGCTTCTTCATATGCTTTCGCACGGCGGCGTTGGAAATAGAGGCTGGTGATGTACGTCAGTAGACCAAAAGCAAGACTTCCGATAACGCCTATGGCAGCCCACTGCGTCGGGGAAACTTTATCCAGCAATTGCAACAACCAAAATCCAGTGCTACCACCCGAGGCCCCGTAAGCGATCCCGGTTGCTATTTTTTCAGGCATGATTTTCATCCGATCACCTCTCGGGAGGCGTTGTGTAATTTACAGGAAATAAAAAAGGCCGCGCGTTAGCGCAGCCTTAAGTGATTTGCTTATGAGTGATGTGTTACGCGGCGACCAATTCCAAACGCAAGCCCATAGCCAAGATCGCCTTTTGAATGGTGTCTATTTTCGTCGAGTGGTGCAGATCAAACAGTCGGGTTACCTCCTGTTTCTTTACCCCCATGCGCGAAGCCAGCTCAACCTGAGTTAAGCCGGAATCGACAAACGCATTAAGCATTAAAACTTTAGCGGCGATACTTGCCGGAACTTCGACGTAATCACCCGTTATATTACCGGGTGCCGGAACGCGCTGGTTATCCTCGAAATAAAACTCGAAGGCTGTTACCAGCGCATCCAGCGCCTCTTTTAACGCGTCTTCCCGCGTATCCCCTTGCGTCAGGGCTTCCGGTATATCAGGAAACGATACAACATAGCCGCCTGAATCCGGGTCTAAATTTACTGGATATCGCATATCGTTATGATGAATCTCTGCGAGTACCAGCCCCGAAGGGCTGGTTTGTTATTTCAGGCCAAGCTGTTTCAGTATGGCCTTTCGCAGTGGTTCTTTTATCTCAGCGCTCGGGTGCCTCGGCATTACACTTCGGTTCCCGTTGTATCTCAGCTTCAAATGGTTTGTACCGTTTGAAACCTCAACCCCCTGAGATTCAAGCCACCGCCTGAACTCGCTTTGCTTCACCACTCCTCCAATCTGTTGAACATGTAATCATAGTAATCATTTTTGATTACCACGTCAACATTTTTGATTACTTTATCGTTCATCCATTTCAGAATGGTAGAAAAAAAACCCCGCCGAATGGCAGGGTTTGATGATTCAGTGTGCTTTACGCGGAGTAATCCACTATTTGAATGATACACACCATTTTCGGACAAAATCAAGTGCTTTTTATTCTGTCATCTTTTTGAATGCAATATCAGCTCGCCCCTCTTCTCTGTCGCACTTGTCCACCAGCTTTTCAAAAAAAGGCTTCCAGTTCCGGTTCCATGTTCTCTCTTGCAGATCAGGCAGTAGAGCGGAGATAGCTCGATATGCGGCCGATCCTGGCTGCCTCCTGTACCCGCGACCGGCGCAACGATCGCACCCCTTGTAAACAGGAGCACCCTGACGCTTTGATTCATCCATGTCGCGTATCTTCCCTGTGCCGTTACACCTGCAACGTGCCAGCCTGACGCCCTTCCCGTCACAATGTTTGCATTTCTCGGTCACAGTCTCGACAGCTTTTCTCTCCGGTATTTTCTCCTCACCGTCCGCGCCAACATATCCGGGGTATTTGACAACTTCACGGGAAGATTGAATAAGCCCCTTCCCTTCGCAGTTAGGGCATTTACTGCTGGTGGACGCCGATCGGGAATACTCCTCAAACGCCAATCCCGATAGAATCACCATGCAACGCCCCAACTTGCCGCCAGCGGCTTTTGTTACCAGTTTCGGCGCGGTGCGTTTCGCATATTGCGTTAGTTCTGCAATAGCTCGTTCTTTATCCTCTTCACTAATCCCTGCCCTGCCTAACAAGGCTGATACACCAAACCCCGCCTTAGACTGGCATAGGCCAATAGCCCCCATCATGTCGGTGCCTGTTAACGCATCTGAGCTAGTGTTCCGTGATGTATCCGTAATTTGTTGTGATTTGGGACTGAAATATTTTAAGGCTGATTCAATACGCATTTTCACTCCCGTTGCGATAGCTTTTTGTGTATGAGCGAGGTTTCCCTGCCTGCCTAACTTCAGGGGCAGAAAGTCTTTTCGCTTCATCCTGGTTGATAGGGAAAAAATGCCCGTCAAAGAAACGGCGATACACCGTCCCTAATGGGCCATTCCTGTTTTTAGTAATGTTTATTTCGGCAACCCCTTTAGCAGGTGAGTCGGGGTTATAAACCTCATCGCGGTACAGCATCATGATGACGTCAGCGTCTGCCTCTATTTCCCCTGAGTTCTTCATGTCAGCGTTAACCGGACGCTTGTTTACTCTGGATTCCACGCTTCTTGATAGCTGACTCAGGGCAATGACGGGCACGCGCAGGGTCTTTGCGATCCGCTTCAATCCCTTTGACACATCCCCTATTTCAAGGTCGTAACGTTTGCTGCCCTCTGTTTTAATCAGTCCGAGGTAGTCAACGATAATCAGCGCCGTTTCGGGGTGGGCTTTCTTGTGTGCTGCCGAAATACTTTCTATTTCTGTAACGGTCAGTGCCGAAGCATCAGTAATCCATATCGGACGGCCTGTCATCTGACCTATCCCCCGAGATATCCGCGCCCAGCTTTCATCATCGAGGCGCTCCGGCGTCCTTAATTTGGATACGGGCAGCCCACCAGCAGCAGAAACCATACGGTCTGTTATCTGGTCATCTGACATTTCCATACTGAACAGGAGAACACCGCCACCTTTTGCGCTGACACTCTCGGTGATATCCAGTACGGATTCTGTTTTTCCCATCGATGGCCGCGCTGCAATAAAAACCAGATCGGTAGGGTCGAATCCACCTGTAAGCAAATCCAGATCGTCAATTCCCGTAAGGAGCGCCCGCCCGTCATCCTTTCCGGCCAGCTTAGCATCCAGGCGATCGACAACACGGGGCAACAGCTCGTCAATGTGAATCGGGCTAATGGCGCCAGAATCAAAGCTGAGCGCCGCAATTACCCCCTTTGCGTCGTTGACCGCCCTCATCGCTTCTTCCGGCGTTTTGGCTCCCCCGATAACCTTCTGCGCGTTGCTTAAGGCATCTTCGGCCGCTCGGATGGCAGCATTGCGCAACAACGAATCCGCATACGGCTTCAGCATCGCCGTTCCTTGCGCGATTCTTCCGGTTTCGATAATGATTGCTGAATAGCTCGGCATGGCGTCACTCAGCAAAACAGGGTCAATTACTCCGGTTGTATTTGCTTGCTGGCGCACTCCCCTGTAAATTTCACGAAGCTGAAGCGAAGCAAACGCCCCATCAGGTACTCGGTCGATAATCTCCGAAACTTCACCATCCAATCCGCGCAGCAATAGGCAGCCGATGAAAGCGCTTTCAATATCGTAATTTCTCCAGAATGACGTCATTCAGTCACCACGCCTTTCTGTGTTCTGTAACTGTCCCAGTCAAACACCAGCACCGCACCATCACTCTCGCTCATGCGGTCAGTCAGGCGCTCGCCTATGGCCTCCGAGATTTGCGCTGGTGTCAGGTTGCTGATCAGCACAGTCGGCATCATGTTTTCATATCGCGTGTTGATGATGTCGAACAGCACCACCTGTTCCGCATTGGTGCCGTACTGCACGCCCACCTCATCGATAATCAGCAAATCACAATCGGTATACATCCCGATCAGCTCATTTTCTGTGAAGTCTCCACTGCGCGACCATGTGCGCTTAAAGGCGCGGATCATCCGCATAACTGACGTAAGCAACACGTTGGCGTGATGCTTACGAATGAGCGTCTTTGCCAACGCGATCGCCAGATGGTTTTTCCCTGTTCCTGGCTTCCCACAAAGAACCAATCCAGTTCCGGCTTTTGACATGCTCGGCCATGCATCGGTATACGCGCTCACAATGCTGGCCACTTCTTCCGCTTTAGACGTAACAGGGTGGAAATTGGAGAACTCGCAATGCTCGAACCGTGGCGGGATGCGTGCGGTCTTCAGCAGAGCGGACGTGACGGCGCGTGAGTAATCACTTTCGGCATTGTCGATTTCAGCACGCACGCAGGCGGGGCAATCCGATAATTTCTCAAGTGCGCGACCGCGAATCTCAACAGAGGCACGATAGCCGACATAACCGCCATGCGTCGGGCAGTCGCAATTTTCCGTAACAATCTGTTGGTAAATCTCATTAGGCCCCGTTAGGCGACCCTCACTCAAATCAGCAGCGTGGCGCAGGTCGGCGATCTGGTCTTCGAGTTTCTTGATGTTTTCGCTATGCACGATCATGGTTTCGCCCCTTTAGCCCATGCAGGAATATCTGTTTTTCCGTAATCGCGGGATGAAAATCCGGTGTGCTGGCTTACGGCGCGCGCAGCTCCAGATGCTGGTGGTGCCTGCCAAGATTCGCTGAAGTGTTTATCGGGGCCGAAGAACGTGGCAGCCTGCTTGACGTATTCCGATCCCGACTTTCCGGTAGCGATCACGAATGCCGTGTAGCGCTTCACGCCCTCCAGCATGGCTTCAGGGGTTACACCCTCTTTGAGTCGGGCATTCCACGCCTTGTACGCAGAATGCTTCGGATTGCCACCAGCGCGTTTTGGGTAGGCTTGCCATGCAGTCTCAAACTCTGGTGAATATTCCTGCTTGGCAGAGCGTGGCGGCATAGCGGCGTCAGCCGATGTGCCAATAGGTTTATTTGTAGAAGTCTCTGTATGTGTAATCTCTGTAGTAGTCTCTGTATACGTCTCACTTTTCGGCGTAGGAGGGGTTACGTCAGGACGTAAGAGGGTGTTCCGTTTCAACGTAATAGGGGTTACAGTTTCGCGTAATACCTGTTCCGCTTCTGCGTGGGTTGTTATTTCGTTCACTCGTTCAGCCATCGGCTCCACGAAAAGAACGTTACTCAGCATCATCCCTGTTTGCGTCTGAATAGTACGCAGATCCAAAGTAATTAACCCTGCATCACGTAGGCGTTTTAGCGCGTCCGTCGTCTCACGCTTTGAAAAGCCGAACTGGTCTGCAAACGCCTGATAGCTGCGCTGCAATTTGTCACCGTGAAAACGCTTGCGATATCCGGTAACGGCTCCAGTCTGCTCGTCTCTAACCTCCGCAGGGCGGTACCAGTAAACAATATCGGACAGCAAAACAATCGCTGTACTATCTGGCTTACCACTGGGCAAGGTGACATGACGCCACCAGTTAGCCGGGATGACATTTCCGGTAAAATTTATGCGGCCGATAGCCATTACGGAACCGGTTGGGGTGGAAGTTGTCATACGGCACCTGCCAATTCTTTGTCGTGAGTGAACTCGCCGTTCCAAGCTTTCTTCATGGGTAGGCTGCCTTTTAGGTATTGTCGATAAAGCCAGATAGCCCCCTTCCGTAACAAAATCGGCGTGTAGGCATCGAAGCTATCGAAATCACCTGGCTCTATTTGGTTGTGTCGTTCCGTAAGATACTGATCACGCGCGTAAGCCTTAACCCGCCACGCTGGGCGACTGGATTCGGGGCGATCGTCATACAGCCAGTTATGCTCTTCCAGAAACGCACTAACCCGCTGAACGTTGACGCCGTTCAGTTGTTTGCAGAATTTCACTGGCGTAATGCCTGGCTTAAACAGGTTTTCCAGATGCTCAATGTACTGAGCTTGACGGTGGGCATAACCAATCGCCTTGTTCGTGGCTTCATACTGATCAGCCCACGCACGCGCAGCGGCTGCCGGATCGCTAAAGTTGGGAATTTCACTGACGGGTGAAAGGCTGTAAGAACCGGTACGGCGAATTGACGGAATCACCTCAGAAGTAACCCAGCGCTTAAAGTGTTTGGCTTTCTTTTTCCGACTTTTAAGGATGAGCGCGTATAGGCCAGATTCGTTAACCAGAAGAGGCTTTCGGCCTGAACCTAAGTAATGTTTATGTTCACCCCTATCCTCTTCATCAACAGCCTGTGACGCCATTGATGCGTTTGTTAATTCCAGAGCGTCACACACATCCATAGCGAAAAACCACGGAGTCTGTTCAATCGTCACCGTTCTAACTGAAGCTAAAAGCTCTCCAGCGCTTGATTTAAAATCGAACGTTCTGATATCGTTATTCATGATTTATTTCCCCGATCAAAGTAGCCGGTCAGAGGTGCCACTCTTTCCGGCTTTTCTTTTGCCTGCTTTTCTCTCTGCTGCCGTGGTTTGCCCAAGCGCCCATTGACGGGCGCGAAACAGGCAATCATCGAAACAACCTCCTTTTTTGCTGGCCTGCGACATTCGGCGGTAATAATCAACGCCGTGCTCTGCCCCCCCCCCTGCGACACCTGAAGGAAACCCCTCAGCCACCAGCGCGGCGGTTATGTGTTTATGTATGAATTGCTCTGGTGACATGTCACACCTCACGTTACTTGGTGTGTGGAAATACATCAGGAAGATCAGGGCGAATTTCATGCGCCTGAACCACCCCATTTGTGGCTCTTACAATGCGCATGACATAATCAGCCTTTACCCTGCCGCCATTTAGCCACCGGAACACAGCTGGCTGGGAAACGCTGCAAGCTCTAGCTAACGCAGCCTGCCCCCCAACGGCATCTATCGCTTTCTTGATATACTGGTTGTGATTAGCACTCATTTTAATTACCAAAAGTTATAGGTGATGAGCGAATAATAGATTCTTGATTAACCCAATGCAATAACTTAATGTAATTGCCAGTTAATAACAAAAGGTATAGAGTTATCAGGATGAAAACATTCACAGAAAGATTGAATTTTGCCATGGAGAACGCCGGGGTAAGCCAAGCCGCCCTGGCTAGCGCTATTGGGGTTTCTCAACCATCGATTTGGAAGTTGGTTACAGGTAAAACACAAACCAGTAGAAACGTTATCGAGATAGCGAAAGTCTTAGGTGTTCGCCCAGAATGGCTGGCGTCCGGTGACGGAGTAATGAAATCGGATAACGTAAATCCTCATTATTCAGAGTCAACGATCCCGCCTGAATCCGAATGGATTGGCGTTGATGCGTGGGATAAAAACAGCCCTTTACCCAATGATGAGGTTGAGGTCCCGTTCCTGAAAGACATCGAGCTAGCTGCAGGGGATGGGAGCCTAACGGAAGATGATTACAACGGGTATAGATTAAGGTTCTCCAAATCCACACTGCGCCGTGTAGGTGCAAACACAGATGGTTCTGGTGTACTGTGCTTTCCAGCTAGAGGAAACAGCATGGAGCCTATAATACCGGATGGAACCACTGTAGCTATTGATATACATAATAAAAAAATTATTGACGGAAATGTATACGCTATTAATCAGGATGGATGGAAGCGTATAAAAATGCTGTACCGTGTAGGCCCTGATCGCCTCAGCATCAGAAGCTATAACACCGCTGAGTATCCACCAGAAGAGGTGGATATGCGGAGCGTTGAAGTAATTGGTCGAATGTTCTGGACATCAACAATTTGGTAACCCCCCACCCGGCCCCGAGCCGGGTTTTTTATGCTTTTTAATCCCCTCCTAAGTCGAAGATTTTTACATCAAGTACCCATCCCCCCCCTCAACGCAACCACTTATTGACTCAAAAGGAAATTTATTTTTTCTTTTAATTCAGTTATATAATCAAAAACCAACGGCAATATTACCTTTTGTTATTGCAATAAGTTAAGTTATGAATTAACTTTGATTCATCGGAAAAATACCAGAGGTTAATGAAATGGCGGTGAAAAACTTTTACCAGTTAGTAGATATTCCCAATGTAGGAAATAAAGGTGATACATCTTATATAGATTACTCGGCTATAGCTGAAGATACGGGGTCAAAAACCGCGTCAATTCTTGGTGCAATTAATTATATTAGCTTGCGCATTCTTAACTCTGGCGATGACGCCAACGAAGCTGATATGGATGAAATTCGGGATTTATCGTCGATCATTTGTGACCTTGCTGATCTGGGTATTGCAACAAATAAAATATGCAAAAGTGCGTCATATTACTCAGGGGAGTTATATCAAAAAAAACACGGGGAAATAAAATGACCGCTATGAGAAAAGATTGCAGTATTTATGATGGCAAATTAATTGATGCTAATGGTATTGATAATGCATTCCAATTAATCGACTTGCCTGTTTTTGTGGTCTCGCTTCACGGTCGCCATAATAAATGCTTTAGCCGTGACACTGCCATCAACCGACTGGCACATTTCATGACGGAGAAGGTTTACTCTTGCGCTGGTATCCGCTCTCGGCATCCAGATGTACGCATTGACCGTGATGATAAAGACGTGTGGAAGCGCGGCGAAGTATTACCGCGATATCTGACGGCACACATGCGCTGCGTACGCCGCATTCGTCGGCTGCTTGCCAAAAAGAACAAACAGAAGCGGGATGCCGATCGCTGGAACAAGAAATTTAGCTCATGGGCAACAAAGCATGAAGCCCTGATAAATCAAAAGAAGGAATCAGAGAAAATTTATAACCAGTTAATGAAAGAAAGACCATTTTAATTAAATAGCACTCGGCAAAATTTAATTACAGCGTCATCGCTGGGGATTCCCACACCCTAAAATCAGTGAGACACCAATTATGAATAGCAATAAACCAGTTAGCCAAATTGAATTGGAGCGTAAACGTATAGCCCGTTTATACGTTGATTTTTGCCAGCGTCATTACGGCAGCAGTGTAGCAATACTTAAATTGAGCGACGGTACAAAAACCACTGTTGAGGTTTCAGAAAACAACATCACCGCCTGCATGGTGAAATATATCGAAAGCGCAGGCGCGGAAGAATTCGGGTTGGAAGCAGCAATCAGCCAGATAAAAACGCTCTACATCAACATGCAGAATAAAGATGGCAGCAAGTTAACACCGCTGGGCTTTGAAGTAATGAATGAAATGGTAGCAGCGGCAGTTAGCGATGCTATCGAAAATAACGGAGCTAACGTTCTGGAGGTGGGGCATGCCTAATAAAACACAGGATGCAGTTATTGAAGAGTTCGCGGGTATGGCGATGCATCCTGAGGATGCGATCACCAATATCGCTGGATTGTTGAATGCGGGAATGTTTCTGATGAACACCAAGTGCCACCGTAACATCGGCGTTGAGTTAATTAACATCGCCCATGATTACGCCTGTGAAGTTTCTAAAGGGGGCAACCATGCGTAATCAGCCCTCTCCCAAGTACCTATTTTTATTTCTTATCGGAAAAAGTGGCACACCGGATACAGAAAGATCAGCGATAAGTATCAAAGCAAATAATGTGCGAATTGCATGGAGGTTGGTTAATCGCTCAGTAGCTTCAGGAACAAGTATGAAGCTGGCAGCGAAAATTCGCCTAACCAATGTTCCTTATAGCGTAACGAGCGACGCTGATGGCGCGGGGCTCATCATGCTCTTTTCTAAAGCCACTTCTATGCAGGAAATCAACAATGCATGACCAAATCCCAACCATTACCGCCACGCTGCAAGTTACCCCTGATTTCACAGGGCGCGTGCTGGTGTACGTGAAGGACGGCAGAGCCACCAGCGACCGTCGACTATTCGATGATGAGCTGGTGGCTGGACTCGATACCTTTCTGGAGCTGGCGCGTAAAGCTGGGTGGCATGTGACGCCACCGGATAGCGCCGCCGCTGCCCCCCGGGAGGTTAACTGATGACCAATAAATCAAGAGTCATGAATTACGATCCTAATTTAGTCCTTTGTGGGCGCATGGCAAAACAGATGGTGCGCTTAACTTTCGGGCAATGGGAATACCGCGGCGTATTCGATGTAGCTGTGATGGGAAATATATCTGGTTTGGATGTAATTCGCGTTGCCGTAGAAAACCTGTATGAGTCTCTCCCGTGTGGGGTTATTCCGTTTGATGACATCAAATACGCAATTATTGAGCTGGGAGAACTGACCTCGAACGACGAAGATCTGCGGGGAGAAGAATGGTTGTTCGACATGCTAATCGGTGCAGAAATTATCAGTATTGAGCCAGGGGAACCACTGTGAAACAGGTATTTAAACTAGCCATGTTGACACTATTTTTTTCATCCCTAGCGGGGGTGGGGGTTACGGCTGGTTTTTATTGCTTTGTCGGCGGCGCGCAGTTGTTAGGGAGGATGTTCGGATGAAATTCAATTACCAAGATGCGGGCGCAGTAGCAACGCTGACTATAACCAGCTCCGTTTTTGAATTCCGTAAGCACAACCGAATCGTTGATGCTGCACTGTTCTCTGCTGACGTCCGTGCGGCACGGTCGGGGGTGTTTCTGATGAAGTCGGTTTTATCCGGTAAAACTCCCGCCGTGATGCGGGCATACAAAGCGGTCACGAAGGAGCTGGTGCGATGAGTACATCAAATGTTACAGGAACTCAGGAAGAACAGCGTCAGACAGCGCAGGCGGTGAAAAATCACATCAACGTAGAGGGCTTGAGCACAATCGGCGATCTGTTGGTTGCTCTGTCGAGCATTAACCAAAGCATTGATGATATCGATATCCAACTGGCGCTAGGTAAGGATCGTGATGCTGATTGGCGCTTTAGGGCTGATATAGCCAAGAAAAAATGCGGAAAGGTTCGCCGATCCATTTGCGACAAGCTGGCGATCTTGCGCCAGCAAGAGAAAGAACTTATGGAGGCAGCCCGCCAGCAGGGTAATGAATTACTGGTAGACGAGATGAAGCGCTATCTGCCGAGGGCGGTATTTCTTGCCTGTGTTCACCGAGCAAGGCTGAAAGAGCAGCAATTCACCCAGTCAAGAAGCCAGCAAGCAACGGTCAAAGAAAGTACGGGAGCAGCTACCGATGGCGAATAAAAAAGAATTGGCGATGCTGAAAAAGGCGCTTTCGTATGAAATTCGCGGCGTGGCGTTCCAGTCAAAAGCAGCACTGGCCGATAAGTTGGTTAACGATGGATTGCTGGAACTGAAAAAGGAAAGTCAGCAAACACCATACGGCCTGATGACGTGGGAACATTACGTGCTAACACACGCAGGAAGGATCGCTTGCGGGGAAAGTAACGAAAGTAAGGGGGTGATAGAGTGAATACAATGTTCTTGTTGATGGCTGAATTCAACACTGCCACCATTCCCTTATCTGACATTGCCGAGCGTTACTTAGGCATGAAGCCAGCGACCGCAGACAGAAAAGCCGGAGCGGGAGATTTACCGATCCCGACCTTCCGGCTTGGCGATACACAGAAAGCTCCACGCATGGTACACGTTAAAGACCTGGCTGATTTTATTGATAACCGCAGAACGCAAGCAGCAAAAGAGTTAAAACACTGCTCGTCATGAGCGCTGTTTTTTCAGTTCTTCCAGTCGCTCATGCAGGTTTTTAGGGTAAAGCTCCCTGTAAACCTGCCAGAGCACATTTAGGGATCGATGCCCAGTAACCTGGGCTACATCCTCTATACTGAATCCTGCTTCAAAAAGCCTACTCGCCCCCTCTCTCCGCATGTCGTGATACCGTAAATCCTCAATCCCCAGCGTCCCCCGCACGCGCTGGAACCCAGCGGAAACGGATTTTGATACATAGGGAAAAATGAATTCAGATTTTTTTGGCTGTCGCTGAACGATATCCCACGCATCTCCCAGTAGCGCCACTTTCATGTGATTTCCGTCTTTCTTGCGTGGGTCTTTTCTGTCACGAACCAATACAGCTCGTTGCTTCTCATCAATATCATCCCAACGTATACGGCATACTTCACCAATGCGCATGCATGACAGTATCGAAAAGTTCAGGATATCAATGTAGGGAATAACAGCCGCTCGATGCTCTTGCCGCGCTCTCAACCCCTCCACCAACCGATCTAACTCATCCCCCACAGGCCGACGATTACGGCGCTGTGATTTACCGACGATACCTAGATTAACCAGAATGACGCGAGCATCAACAACAGGATTTACGGAGTAATCAATACCAAAAATAGGTTTCGCCGCAGCCAGCACAGATGATAAATAGCTTAAGTCGTGTGAAACGGTGGCAGGGCCTGCCCCTGCACCTGCACGCTGGCGACCATGCTCGACGACATCATTAACGGACAAGTCTGCCAGCATGACATCGGCTATATCACAATCCACCAGCATATTCAGAACGTAACCTTTCGTGCGCCCAACCTTCCCGCCCAGATCGGGATCGTTAATATACCGCTGAAGCAAACCCCGAACAGTTATCTTGCCAGCATCAGAATCAGATGGAATTCCGCGCTCTTCAATTTCAGCAACCCGGCGAGAACCCCACGCCTTAGCCTGGGCTTGTTTACCGAACGTCTTATTCTCTCTGTAAACGTACTTACCTTTTTCTTTCACGCCCACGGTACAACGGTAGCGCACGGTGCCATCGGCACGCGGCCTTTTCTCTATGCTATAGTAAGCCATACAATCCCTTTGCTTTCAGGTCCCCATACGCAGGGGTGCTGCATGGGGTGCCAACAAAGAGAAAATAAGACAAATTAAACAGAAATGCACGTAAATATGACAAACAAAGAACCAAGAGAAAACGGCGTGCTACGCGGAATTGCACGACCCACAACCCTTAACCGCTTCTCCATCGCGCCGATGCTCGACTGGACCGATCGCCATTGCCGTTATTTTCTTCGCCAACTGACTAGCCAGACGCTGCTGTATACCGAAATGGTGACGACAGGTGCGATTCTTCACGGCAAAGGCGACTATCTGGCCTACAGTGAAGAAGAACATCCGCTGGCGCTACAGCTCGGCGGTAGCGATCCGCAAGCGCTGGCGCAATGTGCCAAACTGGCAGAACAGCGCGGCTATGACGAAGTTAACCTGAACGTCGGTTGCCCGTCTGACCGTGTGCAGAATGGTCGTTTCGGTGCCTGCCTGATGGGCGAAGCGGCGCTGGTTGCCGACTGTATCAAGGCGATGAAAGACAGTACCTCAATTCCGATTACGGTGAAAACCCGTATCGGCATTGACGATCAAGACAGCTATGAATTCCTGTGCGACTTTATTCAAACCGTCGCCGAACGCGGCGAGTGCGATACCTTTATCGTCCACGCGCGCAAAGCCTGGTTATCGGGCTTGAGTCCGAAAGAGAATCGGGAAATTCCACCGCTAGATTACCCACGTGTTTACCAGCTCAAGCGTGATTTCCCGGCGCTCACCCTCGCCATCAACGGCGGCGTTAAAACGCTGGAAGAAGCCAAAACGCATTTACAGCATCTGGACGGCGTGATGATGGGCCGTGAGGCTTACCAGAATCCCGGTATTCTGGCGCAGGTCGACCGTGAGCTATTTGGCATCGACGCCACCACGCCGGATTTAGCTGGCGTGGTACGAGCCATGTATCCCTATATCGAGCGCGAACTCTCTGCCGGCGCATCATTAGGCCACATCACTCGCCATATGCTCGGCATGTTTCAAGGCATTCCCGGTGCCCGTCAGTGGCGACGCTATCTGAGTGAAAACGCCCACAAACCCGGTGCCGATGCGGCGGTAGTGGAACGTGCGCTGTCGTTGGTTAATTTGGTTTAAAAAACACTAACAGTTAGTGTTTTCCATCAACACTCTTTCATTTCTCTTCCTGACGTCGCTGATAAATCAATAGGTTATCAGCGACGCATCTTGGCACGATTCTTGTTATAGCTTATGTAGCACGCAGAACACGACCTTCTGCGATTTAACCGCTACAGGAGCGCACCATGTTGGAAATTTTCTTCGTTATTGGCTTTTTTATCATGCTGATGTTGACGGGCGTGTCACTGTTGGGCGTGATTGCCGCACTATTTGTGGCATCCCTTTTTATGCTGGTAGGTGGGCTGTTTACCCTAGCGATAAAAGTGTTGCCGTGGCTAATTTTGGCTGTCGCGGCGGTGTGGCTGTGGCGCAAATTTAGCGGGCGACCCGTCTACAACTCGCACCGTGATACCTATCGACATTATACCGATCGAAAATACACCTATCGCCAGCGCAATAGGAATGAGTGGTAA